ATGGATGAATGCCGCCGCGAACCATTCAAAACCAGCGAAGGCAGAGAAATTACGGGGCCGTGGCAGTCGCATCCCAAACGGATGTTACGGCATAAAGCCATGATTCAGTGTGCCCGGCTGGCCTTCGGATTTGCGGGTATCTATGACAAGGATGAAGCCGAGCGCATTGTCGAAAATACCGCATACACTGCAGAACGTCAGCCGGAACGCGACATCACTCCGGTTAACGATGAAACCATGCAGGAGATTAACACTCTGCTGATTGCCCTGGACAAAACATGGGATGACGACTTATTGCCGCTCTGTTCCCAGATATTTCGCCGCGACATTCGCGCATCGTCGGAACTGACACAGGCCGAAGCAGTGAAAGCTCTTGGATTCCTGAAACAGAAAGCCTCTGAACAGAAGGTGGCTGCATGACACCGGACATTATCCTGCAGCGTACCGGGATCGACGTGAGAGCTGTCGAACAGGGGGATCATGCGTGGCACAAATTACGGCTCGGCGTCATCACCGCTTCAGAAGTTCACAATGTGATAGCAAAACCCCGCTCCGGAAAGAAATGGCCTGACATGAAAATGTCCTACTTCCACACCCTGCTTGCCGAGGTTTGCACCGGTGTGGCTCCGGAAGTTAACGCTAAGGCGCTGGCCTGGGGAAAACAGTACGAGAACGACGCCAGAGCCCTCTTTGAGTTCACTTCCGGCGTGAATGTTACTGAATCCCCGATCATCTATCGCGACGAAAGTATGCGCACCGCCTGCTCTCCCGATGGTTTATGCAGTGACGGCAATGGCCTTGAGCTGAAATGCCCGTTTACCTCCCGGGATTTCATGAAGTTCCGGCTCGGTGGTTTCGAGGCCATAAAGTCGGCTTACATGGCCCAGGTGCAGTACAGCATGTGGGTGACGCGAAAAGATGCCTGGTACTTTTCCAACTATGACCCGCGTATGAAGCGTGAAGGCCTGCATTATGTCGTGGTTGAGCGGGATGAAAAGTACATGGCGAGTTTTGACGAGATGGTGCCGGAGTTCATCGAAAAAATGGACGAGGCACTGGCTGAAATTGGTTTTGTATTTGGGGAGCAATGGCGATGAAGCATCCTCACGATAATATCCGCGTAGGCACGATCACTTTCGTCTACTCCGTTACAAAGCGAGGCTGGGTATTTCCCGGCCTTTCTGTTATCCGAAATCCCCTGAATGCACAGCGGCTGGCTGAGGAGATAAATAATAAACGGGGGGCTGTATGCACAAAGCATCTCCCGTTGAGTTAAGAACGAGTATCGAGATGGCACATAGCCTCGCTCAAATTGGAGTCAGGTTTGTGCCAATACCAGTAGAAACAGACGAAGAATTTCATACGTTAGCCGCATCCCTTTCACAAAAGCTGGAAATGATGGTGGCGAAAGCAGAAGCAGATGAGAGAGACCCGGTATGACAACCACGGAATGCATTTTTCTGGCTGCGGGCTTCATATTCTGTGTGCTTATGCTTGCCGACATGGGACTTGTTCAATGACACCTCAGCAAGAAAACGCCCTTCGCAGCATTGCCCGTCAGGCTAATTCTGAAATCAAAAAAGCCAGACAGCAGTTTCCGGATAAAAACGTCAATGACATTTGTCGTAGCGTACTGAAGAAGCACCGCGAAACGGTAACGCTGATGGGATTCACACCGACTCACTTAAGTCTGGCAATCGGCATGTTAAACGGCGTCTTTAAGGAACGGTGAACATGAAAAGCAAAATCATCAGGGAGCTACAGGCTCCTTTTTTATTATTCGCATTCACCCTCAAGCGTATTAACCAACCATTCAGGGATTAATGGAAGATGGCAGACATCATTGATTCAGCATCAGAAATTGAAGAATTACAGCGCAACACAGCAATAAAAATGCGCCGCCTGAACCACCAGGCTATATCTGCCACTCATTGTTGTGAGTGTGGCGATCCCATAGATGAGCGAAGACGCCTGGCCGTTCAGGGTTGTCGGACTTGTGCAAGTTGCCAGGAAGTTCTGGAGCTTATCAGTAAACAGAGAGGTTCGAAGTGAGCGAAATTAACTCTCAGGCACTGCGTGAAGCGGCAGAGCAGGCAATGCATGACAACTGGGGATTTGACGCGGACCTTTTCCATGAGCTGGTAACACCATCGATTGTGCTGGCACTGCTGGATGAACGGGAAAGAAACCAGCAATACGTCAAACGCCGCGACAAGGAGAACGAGGATATTGCACTAACGGTAGGGAGGCTGCGCGTTGAGCTGGAAGGCAAACACAGGCGCATTACTGAGCTGACAATGTGGATTAAGCGACTGAGTTCCTCTCTCAAAAACGCAAAACCAGACAGCAAGTTGCCGGATGACGCAATGATCTGGCTAAATAATGAAGGGCTTACCAGTATAGAGGATATTTTACGATGAGCACTTTTACCATGGAATGGCTACAAAATACGATTACCAGTATTGAGTCAGCACGAGATGAAATGCCATTCGGACTCGATAACGATCAAGCACACATGCTTACAGCATTTAAAATCGCTCTCGCCTCACTGGAACGCGAGCGGGTTCGCCACGAGCATGCCAAATGGTCTGACTCCACATTTGGCTGCGTTGGCCCCATTGGTCCACTGAAACACCTCTCAAAAGAGGCTCTGGAAGCCGCAGCCGAACCTGACGATCTCAGCGAGTGGGCTGATATGCAGTTCCTGTTGTGGGATGCACAGCGCCGTGCCGGTATCAGTGATGCTGAAATTACCGCTGCTATGGAAAATAAATTGAAGATCAACATGGAGCGTCAGTGGCCTGAACCAAAAGATGGTGAGCCTCGTTTGCACATTAAAGAACCCGGCAACTCTCCGGTAACTCCGGATGGTTGGATAAGCTGTAGTGAGCTAATGCCAGATGATGGTCAGCACGTAATTATTTTATGTGATGGCGCATTCGTTCTTTATGCGCAATATCGAGACGGAGAGTTTTTCGATATTGTCCGCAATGGTGATGAATTTTTCGAAACACAGAGTCGCAATGTAACCGACTGGATGCAACTACCAGAACCTCCTCTTTGATAGCTAAGCTTATACATATCTTTTACATCAGCAATCTATTGTTAATCTCCAATCAATGTTACGTTGTCATCTCTCTCATGCTTTGGAGGTAGTGATATGTCTTGTCCAAAATGCGGTTCTGGAAATATTGCAAAAGAAAAAACAATGCGTGGATGGTCTGATGATTATGTGTGCTGCGATTGCGGATACAACGACTCTAAAGACGTATTTGGAGAGCGTGGTAAAAACGATTTTGTCAAAATTAATAAAGAACGCGAAGGCAACGAAAAAAGCTAATTTATTTATTCATATATGAAAACAATGTAACCAATATTCGAATTGAAGAACTGAAAGAACACCAAGCCGCCTGATGGCGGTTTTTTTATTGGAGACAAGAAATGTCAGATTTGGCTATGAAGGTTTTGAAATGGCAATCGACTGGCGATGTTGGCATCAGTAGCGCAACTCTTGCCTCAATCGCATGTGGACTGAAAAAGAATATCTATGGTCATCACTTCGGCGCTCCCCATGACGCAGCCGATTTCAGACGATGCGTTGCACTTGTTGAGCAGATTCCAGAAATCAGAGATTCATTCAACAAGGTTGCAAAGCGCGTTCCGGCATTCAAAGGAATCCTCAACGAATGGGATTCTCTCGTTGCTCTGTTGAAGTCTGAAATGAAGATACACGGAAACAAAGCACCAGAGACTTACAGAAGAATTAGCGAGTTACGCAAGGACTAACCACAGCCTCACACTCAATGAGGCCTGCCAGCTTCTCAAGATATCCAGACCTACAGCAATCATGTCAATCCAATAAATGGAGACTCCAAGTGGAAGAAGAAATCTTCACTCGTGAAGAGGCAGCATCGTATCTGAAGGTAGACAAAGGCACTATCACGCAGTGGATACGAAGTGGACGACTTCAGGCCGCAAAGATAAATCCAGATAAACCTAAAAGCCCATATCGCATTTGCAAGTCAGACTGCATTGCGGCGCTTAAGTCTGTGAGACACAATAGCGCGGTGAATGCGGTTGATGTGCAGGAGGTTAAAGCATGTCAATCAAACTGCGCGGTGGCACATGGCACTGCGATTTCGTCGCGCCAGATGGATCAAGAGTTAGACGCTCTCTTGAAACATCGGACAAAAGGCAAGCGCAAGAACTTCACGATCGTCTGAAAGCAGAGGCGTGGAGAGTAAAAAATCTCGGGGAATCGCCGAAAAAGCTATTCAAGGAAGCCTGCATACGGTGGCTGCGTGAGAAATCGGATAAGAAGTCCATTGATGATGACAAGAGCATTATATCGTTCTGGATGTTGCACTTCAGAGAAACCATTCTCTCTGACATAACAACAGAAAAAATAATGGAGGCGGTAGACGGGATGGAAAACCGCCGCCATCGCCTGAACTGGGAGATGAGCCGGGACAGGTGTTTGCGGCTTGGCAAGCCAGTGCCGGAGTATAAACCAAAGCTGGCAAGCAAAGGAACGAAGACGCGGCATCTGGCAATACTTCGCGCTATTCTCAATATGGCTGTTGAATGGGGATGGCTTGACAGGGCGCCCAAAATATCAACACCACGCGTTAAGAATGGACGCATTAGATGGCTTACAGAAGAGGAATCGAAGCGCCTGTTTGCAGAAATAGCTCCTCATTTCTTCCCTGTTGTCATGTTTGCAATCACGACAGGCCTTCGCCGTTCCAACGTTACAGACCTTGAGTGGTCACAGGTCGATCTGGATAAGAAAATGGCATGGATGCCCCCTGATGAAACAAAAGCTGGCAATGCGATCGGAGTTCCTCTTAACGAAACCGCATGCCAGATATTAAGAAAACAGCAGGGACTCCATAAGAGATGGGTATTTGTCCACACCAAACCTGCCTACCGAAGCGACGGAACAAAAACAGCAGCGGTAAGGAAGATGAGAACCGACAGCAACAAGGCATGGAAGGGAGCGTTAAAGCGGGCAGGCATTAGCAACTTCCGCTTCCATGACCTGAGGCATACCTGGGCAAGCTGGCTGGTTCAGTCCGGTGTCTCTCTTCTTGCACTTAAAGAGATGGGAGGATGGGAAACTCTCGAAATGGTTCAAAGATACGCCCACCTTTCAGCCGGGCATCTCACTGAGCACGCGAGCAAAATCGATGCGATTATAAATCGCAATGGCACAAATACGGCACAAGAGGAAAACGTGGTTTACTTAAATGTGAGATAA